ATCTGCGTGCCAGACGAGGAAGAGGCATTAAAGCGAAAGAACAACAACGTAAACGATATCTCCTGGGATAACAACCAGAGGACAATCCTGATCCATACACCGCTTGCGGGTTTTCCGGGCGGAAAAGAGCCGGAACCGAATACGCATATTATTTTTGATAAAAAGCCGTATAAAGTTCTGGATGTCGTCCACAACAAAGGTGTGATTGGCATTACGTTGACAGCGATTGATCCAAGGGAGTATTGACATGAGGACATCTGAAAGACTGAGAAAATTAAAAGCGTGGGTAGAAAAGAACCTGTGCGAAGGGCGCATGATGAAAGCTCCGGCGGAGAACATGGACATATCGGTAATTGCCCGTCAGAAGCCGGAAGCTTATATCGCTTACGCGCCTGCAAGAATGGATTCCACGGGACTGATAATTTATGACGCGGTAAACGTCACGCCTGGAATAATCATTATGCCTAACCATTCGTACGCAAAGTACATGGAGGAAAAGAGATTTGACAGGTATAACAACGTGCATCGTCCGGCCCTGATGGGATCTCATTTGGGGGTAAGTATCCTTTTCTCAGTGTATGAACCTGGTATCAGACTGCCGGGGTTTGTCGAAAGCGTTGGAGAAGACGGACAAGGACTTGACATGTCGCTCATCGTAGAAGGAACGGAACAGGGTGTGATTACCCTCCTGGACTGGATGGACGACTGCAAAGTAGCACTTTTGCGGGACAAGATGATTCCGGAAACGGACCTTTCCGTAGAAGAGGAAACCATAACATATTCTCTGTACACAGACCAGAAATATGTTGTGGACAGAAGACCAATTTACTACGGGTTCGTAAACGTATCCTTCAACGGATACGCAGACGATGGCGCGAACCCGTCAACTTTAAACTATTTACTGTAAGGAGGACAAATTATTATGGCTGACTATCTGCATGGCGCATATGGACAGATCAACGCCGTAGGTATAAGAGTACCCGACGAAAGCCAGAGCGCTATTGTCTATGTCGGAACAGCCCCGGTTCATACGCTGGAAAACAGCGCGAACAATGTGAACGTGCCGATTCTTGTCAGGAACATGGCGGAAGCACGTAAGCTCCTGGGCTACTCCGACGACTGGGCGAGCTATACACTCTGCGAGGCTATGCACGTCCACTTCGAATACAAGGGCGTCGGCCCGCTTGTTTTCATCAATGTGTTGGATCCGTCCGCACATAAATCATCATCGAAGACGACCACAGATAAAACCCCGAACAATGGCGTCATTACGCTTGCCAGCGCAGAGAACATTATTCTTGACACCATTGTTATCAAAACGAAAGACTCTACCCCGGTAACAAAAGTGAAAGGAACGGACTACAGCGTTGCTTACAGCCCGGAGAGACAGTCTATCACGATCAGGGAGCTTCCTTCCGGATCACTCGGAACAGCAGCGCTTTCAGTGGAGTATTACACCATCGACACAAGCGCTGTAACGAACAGCGATGTCATAGGGACTTCCGATGGACTCGGACAGAATACCGGTCTGCACGCTGTCAGAGACGTGTACCCGGTCACGAAATTTATCCCGGCTTTCCTTCTGGCTCCCGGCTTTTCGTCTGTTCCTGCTATTCATGCGGCGATGTACGAGAACAGCGTAAAAATCAACGGGCATTGGGACGCCTACATGTTCACGGATCTTCCGCTTACGAACAGCGGAACAGCAATCACATTCGACACGGCAGCGAGCTTCAAGAACGCGAATGGGTACACGCGCGAGAATGAGACGGTAAGCTTCCCGATGGCTACCGGAATCGACGGAAAGAAATATCACCTTTCCGTTTTGAGAGCCGCCAACTTCCAGGAACTTCTTATCGAGTACGACGGAATCCCGTATCATACAGCATCCAACACGGAATGCGGCCTGATCGAGAATCTGTATCTCGGAGATGCTTATACCGGAAGGGTTTTCGACGATGCGATCATCAACGAGAAACTGAACAAGAACGGTATCGCTTCCGCGGCATATGTTGGCGGACGCTGGGCGATCTGGGGTGCGCATAGCGCGGATTATGATCAGACCAATAAGACCGAAATCAATGTCGCTGAGACTAACCGGATAATGCTGTACTACATCAGCAATGATTTCCAGGACCGCCGCACGCTGGACGTTGATCAGCCGCTTACTCCTAATGACCTTAAAGCCATTGTTTCAGAGGAACAGAGCCGCCTTGACGCGCTTCTCGGAATCGGAGCCCTGACAAAAGGCGAGGTTGTTATGAATGCAGACGCAGACGCGAGAAGCGATGCTTTACAGGGCGACTGGTCATTCGCATTTACGGTAACGACAACGCCGCTTGCGAAGTCCCTTACGGCAATCGTGACATGGACTGACGAAGGCTTTGCGACATATTTTGAAGAGTCGTCAGAAGCAGCGTAAAGGAGGGATGAACAATGCCGAGTAAAGTATACTGCAACATCGAGGATCACCGGCTGATCTGCGATAAAAAAGTAATCGAAGATGTTACAAAAGTCGGACTGCCGACTTTAAAAAACAAAACTATAAATGTAGATGTGGCCGGCATGGTAATGGCGGTTGACGTTCCGGATATGACACACTTTGAAGCGGCGGACTTCAACATTGTGCATAACAACGGCGTGAACTGCAAGTACCTCCATAAGCCCGGAAAGCAGGTCATAGAGTTCCGGACCGTCCGTCAGAGATACACCGTTGATAAGGCGGCACTTGCACATGAAAGCGTGAAGTTCCGTCTGACCGGCCTCCATGCGGAGACGCAAAAAGGCGACATCGAAAACGGATCTCCGTTCGGAAGCACAGAGAAGTATTCGCTTCTCCGGTACGAGGAAGAGATCAACGGAAAGGTCACTATCGTCGTTGACGCTATGGCCGGCGTCGTTAAGGTTAATGGCACGAACTATTCAAGCGCTGTCAAGAACCTCTTGAAATAAACGGGCAGGGAAAGGGAAAAGCGCAGGCGCTTGCGCTTTTCCCACTCTTGCACATGAAAGGGATAGACAATGGAAGAAAGTAAAGAAAGAACAGAAGAATTAACAGAAGAACAAAAGAGAGAAGAAAAAAAGAAAAAGAACGCAGAAATAAGAGAAAAACTAAAACATGAACAGGAAGAAATGATCAGAAAAGCCAATGAAGCGCAGAAGGTGATAGGCCAGGGAAAAGGGAGGCTTGAATTGGAAACCCCTATTCTGGCAGGAGACGAGGAAATCACAGAACTCATATATGATTTCACAGTGTTGACGGGCATGGATTATGTGAGCGCCATGGACTCCGACATGAACGCGCAGCAGGCGTTCCGAATCACGTACAGACAGGCACTTACTCTTTTTGCCGTGTCGGTCGAAAGAGAAATGGGTAAGCTTGACAGACATGATATTTTAGAGCGAATGGGCATGACAGATGCTATAGCAGCGTCGCAGCTTGCCACGATTTTTTTCTCCGCTTCGACGCGGGCGGGCAGAATGCGTATCTCGAAAAAGTGATTACTGCGGGGATGGTAACGCGCACGTCGATAACGGATTATTTGAGTTTGAAAATGATAGATTTTATCCAGATATATATTGCGATTGCAAGAACTCTGGAAAAACAAAAGAATGAATAACACGGCGGCAGAAATGCCGCCGTTTTTGTTGGGAGGCAGCAGGTGGAAATCGCTTACCAGGGAAAAAGCATAACGGAAATGGTGGAAGTGAAATCCTGCATTGTCCGGGACAGCGCTGCCGCGCGATGCGACAGTCTGGAAATTGAATTCTGGAATGCTGCCGGATGGTATAGCTGGGGACCGGAAGAGGATGATCAGATTGTTGTCACGCACGACGGATATAACAGCGGGACCATGTATGTCAACAAAATCCTTCCGGAAAACGGGAAATTCCGGATCCTTGCAGGATCTCTTCCATGCAGGGCGAGAACGAAAATGCACAAAAGCTTTTCCGGAAAAACTATTGAAGAAATCATGCGTCATTGCGCGGTCATATCTGGAATGGACTTTAGGACTTACGGAAT